ACCCATACCACTGAAGAAGTCATTAAAGGTGTAATCGTTGATACCCTTGTAGAACCACTCGGAAATCGGATTATACTTCACATCATACTCTTTTGTAAAGCCCAATTGCTTCAAGCATTCGTTAACCCTTGATTGAACAAAGTTTTCAAGTTGATGTGCGGTAATACCTTTGATTTCACCTTGCTCAAATAACTTAGCGATAATCTGACATTCGTGTTCATAAAGCTTTTGTGCAACTAGTCGAACTTGTGCTTCAATCGCTAATTTATGTAACTCAAAAGCTTCAGGTGAAATAGTTTGCTTTAATTGTTCAAGCTTATATTTAAAAGCCCAAGCCCCACCAGTAGAGTGCATGTTTTCATCACGTACTGAGAAATTAATCCCTCGCACAATGTTCATTAACTTGTTCTTACCTTGGGATTGGTAGTGCTTTAAGAATGCAAAAGATGAATACAAGATTACACCCTCTACCATTGAAAAAGCAGCTAATGAAATCAAATCATCAGGATGATCAATAATTTCACCAATGTGTTCTACCCTTTGGTTTAACACAGGATCATTTAAATATGATGTGTAAAACTCAGGTGTATCAATATGTAATAACTGATTAATCTTATTGTAAAACGGTGCGTGAACTGCCAATTCAAACATAGAAAAGACCGAAGCCATTCTATGAAATTCTGCACCATTAAACATATTCTTAAACCGTCCACCCCAATACTCAGAACCAGCATGTGTTTCGTAGATACTAAATAGTTTTAATGTAGTAATCACAGCATGCTTTTCAGCAGGTGTAAAGTTTACTAGTACATCTTGAATATCTTTCTCTACTTTAATTTCATCTGGTAACCAGAATACTTTCAACTGCTGATCTGCAAACTCAACTGGTTCCTGTCGTTCATTGATAGGTAACAAGTATTTTTCTAGCATTTAGTCTTCCTCTGTTGTTGTCGCATATTTATCTCTAGATTCTAGCAGTGCCTGTGCATCTTCTGTTTCGTATCTAGCACGATAAATGTCTTCCGTTAATTTACTTCCACTTGCTTTATCAAGAGCAGGTCTACTTGCATAGCCGCTATTGATCCAAGTTTCATCTAATCGTTCTTCGCCAACCCAACGACTACACACAACAATTTCGTTAAATCTGTTTCTGTGCTGTAGTGCATCTTGTCTTTGGTATGGTCGATCTACATTCATTCCTAAGGAATAAAGAAAGTTCTTAAATTCTTCATCCCTGTTTTCAAACTCACTTGAGTAATTTGGCATTACTTTAATAATCTCTGATTCAGAAATAATACATAATGCTACGATTGCATTGGGGCGAGTTGCTGGTTTTTTATTCATTGTTACTACCTTTCAGAATAAACGAGAGTCCTATTATATCACTGCTTATTGGTTAAATCAAGGTTATCTTGATCTTCTGGTTCATCTTTAATACTATGTAGTTCACGGTGTTCGTTTACTAATTTAATAGCAACAGAGTAAATCGTTACGATTACAAATACTAAAACTAATAGACTAATTATTTGCATTACAATCATTTGTTATCCTTTTGTTTAAGTTCAGGGTCTAGCATAAATTCTAGTAGGAACATTGCATTAACGGCTACAGCAGCCAAATGCGGCATATCCGGTACACTACTATCAGGATCATACACTTCGCCTCTTCTATGGGCTTCTAAGTGCCTGTAAAGAGCATCTAAATATCGCTGTTCAGCACCTTCTACCTTCTTCCAGTTGTTACGCTCTTTATACTTCTTAAGACCAACTGTAAGATTCTTTGCAACTTGTTCCAACGCATAAGGTGGAATTAAGCTATATTGCAACTTATCTTGATCATATTTAGTACCTATAGGTTGATCTTCTTGCGTTGTAATAGTACTTGTAGGTTGCCAATCCTGCATTTGCTGTGTAGCTGATCTTAAGTCTACTGTTGAAGCTGGTACAAAATGTAAAGGTTTAGGATCATCACATTTCATGATTAGATTAGCATTGTAACAAAGAACTGCCTTATTTCTAAAAGCACAATCTTTGCATGTATCAACACCATCATCTTCTACAGGTGTGTATTGTTTACCATCAATCATAATGTTGTTTAAACTCATGATTAATCCTCCTTAAAACCATTCAGTAGTAAATCCGCAGGAATGCAATTAGATAAGTCGTTAGATTCAAAATCAATTGGTTTCATAACCTTATCATTCCAATTCTTAATAACAAATAGTTCGTATTCTGAATTGTATTCTACAGTAACAGGAATACCATCTTCTTCATACTTCTGTGCAGTTTGAATTGCAATTAGTTCTTTTGAAGGATACTTTGTTAGATTATTGTATGCAGTATCTCGCATAGCTTTTCTAACATCTACGCCAAGGTATTCAAGCTTTTGCATCAAACCTAATGCAGTGACCATTACATCCATTACACCGTCTAGTACTTCTTTTACATTATTCTGATCAATACCTTTATCTTTAATCTCTTTTGTTTCCTCTAGGATTAAATTGTACTGAAACTCAATATCCTTTAAGCTACCTAGTTTATCTTTACCTGCGATATCATTAAATGAATAGCAATCCATTTGAAATTCTAAAATATCATAATCGTCTGTCATAGTACTCCTTTACTAAGAAAAAATCCCCGGCTGTTAACCGGGGTGTGAACTCAAATTGTAAGTGCTAGTATAGCACAAGTTTGTTACATCAACAAGCTTTTACGCTTTTCTTTTGTAGTCTTCGATGTTCTGTGACGATGTACAGCACCGCATTCACTGCAACGCATTTCATCAAACACATTCAACGATGTTTCTACTGTACGACCTGTAGCTTCAACTTCTGAGCTACCACATACACGGCATCGTACCAAATCATCATTGTAATACAAAGCTGCGTTGAAGTCTGAACCTGCACGACCTAATTGACGAGTCCGTAGATAAACTTCATAGAGTAGATCAACGTCTTGTAGGCAATATTCTACCATCTGCTCCATCGCTTCTTCATCACCTTCTTGTACTTTACGCCATAATGAAATTCCACCAGTGCTAATCTTGCGACCTAGACCAAAGAATTCACCGATTGCATCTAAGCGATTGCTAGGTAGTTTCAAATACTTCTTTGCTAGTTGCAATGTATCTAACACTTTGACTTGTGGTAGTGGAGGAAAACCATTATAGATTGCTCGTGCCTGAACTACTTTGTGATCAAAACCCATACTATTGTGTGCAAGTACAGCGTCTGCTTGTTCATACAGTTCAAATAACTTTGCGATAATACGAGAGTCGTCTTTATTTAGTACTTCTTCTGCTGAAAGATAAATACTTTGAGTAACATTACTACCCAACCAGCGCCAGCAAGCACACAAAATCCAACCACCGTTATCGAGAATGTTATCTTGTGATAAGTTAACTTTGAATCGACCAAAGGTAAGAGCAGTAGCTGCTGCAGTTTCAGTATCAAATACTAAAATCTTTGGACCTTCTGTTTGCTTAAATGCTACGTCTTCTGGGTTATAGAAAGGTTTAGGATCAGCAATCCAACGATTCCAAATATCATTAACAGTAGATTTACCGATACCTAACTCTTGTGCAACTTTACGACTACTGATACCAGCACCTGTCATTCTTACGACTTGTTCTACGATATAATCTGAATGCTTCATTCTACATTTCCTTCCGTTACGGTTGCATGTTCTTTCTTAATCCAATTTAGCGCATTGAATTGACCACCTTCTCTAGCCCAATATGCTTTGTCTTCGATAAATTCTACTTTGAACTCTTCACCGATTCTTTTAGCATACCATAAAAGTCCATCATCGCAGTCTATTACTTTGATTTTCATGTTACTCCTTTATACTGTTGATAATATCTCGGATTGTATCATAAGTGAATTGCCTTGTCAATACAGCAGATTGAAATGACTTCTTTCTCTCTGTAGCATTTTTACCTGCAGATTTACCTAAAGCAATCAGTACTAAATCTTTTTGTGCTTCTTTTAGCTTATTAAATTCAGTGTTAATTTTTTTGATCCAACCATTATGACGATATCTACCATCGGGTTCTTTTTCAAGGTAATCAGCGCATTCTCTGAGTAAGGTAGGTAGATCGTTAGGATACCACCAAGCAATCAAACGTGTGAATGCATTCTCAGCCTTACCTGCAAACGCATTTACTTGACGATGCAATACACCACGGACAAATTGAGTTTCATCGTGTGCGTGATCAAGAACGTGCTGTTTAACTGGAATTTCTAAACCAGTTATAGCGCACTTATTATCTTGTTCTTTTGTAAGTAATTCTCGTACCTTTTTAACGTCTGCTGTGTTATAAAGGTCAATCGTCATGTTCTAACAACCTTCGCTCTAATCGGTCAATGATATCATCCATTTCACCGATTACAGCTTCTAACTTGCAAATCTCTTCGGCGGCTTCTTCAAGTAAGTCAGAGATTCTGTCGGGTTTACCTTCCTGCACTGACTTTCGAGAGTTGATACTTCTACGAATCTCTGCACGTTTTCTTAAACGATAAATTAAAGATTCTTCTGGTTTCATAAAATAATACCTCTTTCATCCATAAAATCATACACACTACTAGGATCATTCCAACTGCGTTTCATGTATGCACACTTCCAATAAAGGTCTAGCATTTCTTTCCAAGTTGCAACATGTTGTTTACCATGACAATCTGTATACTCAAATTGTTCGGGGTATAAACGCTTGAATTCATTGAACATGATCTGCATAATTTCTTTTTCTGTACTTGCATCTTGCAGCACTTTCATTGCTTTGACAGGTCCATAACTTACATTGGATAACTCATAACCTTTATATGTATCTGCAGTATCACCAGAAAGAACTTGTAGTGCTAAGAATTTTAAACCATTACCTTTTACAGCAGATTTTTCTTTTCGTAGTGTACCTACGTCTGGGATTAGTTCAATCGTGGGGTTTTCTGCAGTCCAGTTAAAGAGGTGAATTCCTTGACACTGGTAGCTATCCTTATCTACGCTTGCTAACACGGCTTCCTGACCGCTATAGAGGGCTTCGTAAGCACGTATGGTTACTACATCATCTACTTCTAGACCGTTATCAACAACCTTTGCTTTGTACTTGCGTCTTAGATGATTTCTAACTGCAGTTAAATGCACAGGTTTGATGTTATCTTGTCTGTTGTCTTTATATGGTGTAGGTAAAGGTAGATCATGTCTAAAGGTTTTACCGCTGCCGATGTAGATTTCAAGTTCATCACACCATGTTGATTCTAGAAGTTTTTCAATGCTCTTATTGACAGTACCTACAGCAAATGAAATATCTACAGGATGTTGATGATCTGTAATTTCATAAGCTTCAGGTTTAAACTCAATCTCTTTGTCTGCTAAAAACTTCTTGAATTCAGTTCTTGTACCAAATTCTTTTTCTCTACCTGATTTTAAATGCTTTGCAATAATCGTGCGAGTTTCAGCAGCGGCAGCATGTTTGTACGCTACTAAGTCACCATCTACGATTAAGAGTCTTTTACTCATAGGCTCTTCTCCTTAAAGAAAAACCCGAGGGTATTAGCCTCGGGTAAATATTAGCTTCGGCTAATGTCGATAGCTTTCAGAATTTCATCTGATTTAGCTTTCAATTCATCAACCTTGTTTTTAACAATTGCTTTTGCTACTGCACTAACGATTGCTGGATCAAGACCCGATTCTTTAGCTTCATCTTTGATTTCCTTAGCTTCTTCAGCTAGTGATTGCTCTTCAGTATAAATACGAACTAATTTTGCGATTGCTTCTTTTTGATTCATATTAATCCTTCTTAGTAAAAACTGCTTTGCTGAATACGGTTAGATTCAATAGAACTACCGCTGCCCACTGATAGAAACCAAATGGGATTGCTAGAATTGGAAACAATGTATTTAGTGACCAAATAATAGCAAGAGGTCCAAAGATGATTAGTAAAATTGCAAATACAAGCAACGCTACGATTGTCATAATATCCTTATTTTGTTTTGTCATGTTAACCTTTCAATCAAAACGGGATTTCATCATCATCTTCAGCAGGTGTTTCAACCTTAGCACGAGCTTTTGGTTTAGCTTCTGCCTTCTCTGCAGCTTTAGCTTTTGGAGCTTCTGCTTTGGGTTCATCATCAAATTCATCACCGGGATTGTAGCTTGAACCTTCGTCTGGTACATATTCAATCATTGAAGTAACTAGTACGTTCTTTAGATATAATGATGTAGTACCATTGGTGCGCTCAAACTTATCAATACTGATTGAACCATAAGAACCATTTGCAGGTAATTTACTATTGGTAACATCAACGAGTGTTTTACCGACTTTCTCAAAGACTTTTGGCTTGTACAAATCAGGTACTTCTTTACCAGTTTTACCTAGTTGAGTTGACTTGCGTAGAGTTACTACCCAAATGTTTTTACCTGCATCTTCTGGTGGTGCTACTTTGTAGATACCTTCGAATTCAGCAGTCTTTACTTTCTTGATTGAAGTTTTGGCATCAATATTCTTAGCGAATTCTTCGTACTGATCTAGTACGTCTTCATCCGTGATCGCTACTGAAGCTTTCCATTCATCTGGCTTTGCTGGCTCTCCGGGTTTAACGTAAGCTTTTTGAGGCTTGTTAAGTGACACATAGAGAAGCATACCTGTTAGTTTTTGCATAATATTTCCTTTCGACTATTAATAAAAGACTCTACCATAACGGAGGTAGTGACCGAATCACAATTATAACAAACTGCAAATGCTTTGTCAATACTTAATTGACTTTATTTTGGTGGACAACAACGGGAATCTAACCCGCTTCTTCCCCCTATGCTATTAGGGAATTTCATACCAGCATCAGGTAATTGACACATCATGTCCGTGTTTGGTGGGTCAGACTGGACTTGAACCAGCACTATCTCGATTATGAGTCGAGGGCTTCACCTTTAAGCTACTGACCCAAAATAATTTCTGTTGTACTAGAAATTGGAACTTGTCTTACATATTCGTTTTCAGCTTTTCTATTTGCCCAAGGTTTTAATGGATATTGTAAAATGATCGAATCTCTAATTATTACAGCACGATTACATAACTTGTTCAGTTGCACATAATATACAACACAGTTGTCTGAAACATGAAATGGAATCTTATCATAAAGTTCTTTATCATGTCTCCACTGGTAATCTTTTCTTTCAATACAATTTATCTCTCGAAATGGAAATTTTGTATCTGTTTGCCAATTACCGTGTCTCACTTCAATTTCCCAACAGTATTGTACTCTGGAATCCTTATCTAAAGTAAGCAAGTCAATGCCATATTTATTTGGATTCTCAATTGTATCATACTTTGCCAAGTGCTGATTGAGATATTTTAACATTGCAGATTTACCTGCATTGTCATAAATAGCATGTTCAGATGCATCGAACTGTTTTAAGTGTCCCTGCATCTGTCTAAAGTTATTCGTAGACAACAATGGTTTTTTCTTGTGCAGTTACAAACTTAAAACCTTGGTATTCTGAACCATAGTGTGATGCATACCAACCATAGAATTTTACAAAGCATGTTTCACCATCTTTACTAAATTTCCATACACACCAATAGTCAGAACCTTGATCTTCACCACCATAACTATCTTCAACTGTATAAACAATTAATTGATTGTCAAGTGCAGTTTCAGTATCATCATCGCAGTATTCTTGCATCATGCATTTTAAAGAACTTTCATCTAATTCGTCAAATATAATCTGTAAAGTTTCTTTAAGAATCATATAACTCTCCTTATTTCTTTTCAAATACAGTAATAGTTTTCTCTACGGGTTTGACTTCATAGAATTCTTCATAAGTTGAACCATCGTATGATGCATACCAACCATCAAACTTAATGAATACAACCTGCATACCATCTGAGAATGAGTAAACACTCCAGTATTCAGAACCTTGGTCTTCACCACCATAGCGATCTACGAGTTCAAAATTAAGGTTAGCTTCGGTAAGTTGTTTTTTGAATTCTATAACGCTATCTTCATCCCATCTATATGGTTTATCCTTAACATCACCACCGTTAAAAGCATCTTTAACTTCATCATCAGCTTTTCTAAGTAACGCAGAAACTTTATCAATTAATTTATCAGTCATATTACTCCTTTAGTAAAATTTGTTTAACATTTTCAAACTTAGCAGCATCAAACATATCCAAGACTTCTGTATAGTTGTCAATTGTATAGTCTCTAAACCAACCTGAACACAGTGTAGTACAAATTTTATTGATTGATTTGTAAAACGCTAGTTTAGCTGGTGTCTTCCAATCGCTAGGTACTAAGAACCTTTCAGTTGAAATAACATAAGCTTCCTCTGCAATGCATCTAAGTTTGTCTGCATGGCTTAGATTGTACCACAGTTTTTTATCACACCACGCTAAACTTGAATCTTTTTGTAGTTTTTTATACAAGGGTTCTTCATGGTAAGCAAACAACTCGTGCAAGTAGTCATGATTATACTTCTTAGTTACTGCATCATCAAAGAATCCTTCTACACTTTGCATCAAGTTTGGACTACCTTGTGGATATGCTGACATGGTAAGCTTGATGCGTTTGTTTAACACATCTTCATCCTTATCAGTGAAGAACGGACGAAATACTTTTAAGTACATATTGTATTGTGTCATGTGCTTTTCAAACTTACGATCACGCCACAAGTGACTGCGCTTTACAATGGTAAGACCAATAGGGTTAACCACATAAACTCTTTGACCTGCGATTTCAACCCAGTGCGTACTTGCATAGTTTAGCAGATCGTAGTTACCAATTGTATCGAACGTATGATGTTCAACACGCTTTGTATTGTCAGTGATTTTATGTTCGCCAATAATATCCCAATCTGCATCTGGTCTTACCTTAAAGGTGTTACTCCAGTATTGCAATGCTTGTGAACCAATCAATAGATTTTTCATTCCTACTCCTTAGTTATAGTTCAGTATATTCCGTATCTTAGTTCCTCGTCATGCTTTAGCTCACATGCGTCATAAAACCCAAATAGTAAACCACGTTCGTTTACCCAACCTGAAATATACTGAACTATAACCTCTGGTCCCTAAACCAGTATTATAGTGTCTTGTTACATCCGGACGACAATCCTTTGGTCTTGGAAATCCTGCAGTACCACACCATCAGTACTTGCATTTTTAATGATAGGGCTTTCACCTACCTCGACCGAAGTGTGCTGCTAACTCTAGGGATACGAGCAACAAGCATGGCGGGACTAATTTATGGTGCGAGTGGAGGGATTCGAACCCCCGACCAATGGTGTAGAAGACCAGTGCTCTATCCAACTGAGCTACACTCGCTTAATCTAAATTATACATCAGTTTTCAACTTTGTGTCAACATTTCGCAAAATATTTTCTTTGATGTTCAACCTAGCTAATTCGTTTAGATCACATTGTGGCATTTGCATACAAGCCCTGAGCATACCATCTTTGTACTGTTCTAGAGTACTGTGTTCTTTATTGTACTTGTACTCATAACTCATGATTGTACTCCAAAATATTCCTTGAGAATTTTACGAATGTCTCTAGCATAATATTTAGCTACAGAATCGGATACACCAGCATACTCAAAACGATTAGCTAAAAACTCCAACATTTCTTTTGGATTAGTAGCAACAGGATCGTTACACCCACAATCACAATCTTCATTCATATCAAACCTTTCTGATAACTAGCTTTTCAGCTTCACTTACATAATAATCCAGATCAACATCATAACCGAAATCAGCAATGTTGTTACAGGTCTTTACATTCCAAGATGTATCAATACCTAATCTTCTGTCGCTCTTATCTTCATTGTCTTCCAATGCTGGCATCAACTTGATAAGTTTACCACCAGTCTTACAAGGATAGTATCTGCAGATGTTCTGTTGTTGCTCTACACGACCATCTTCAAATTCTAGCACAAGTTTTGAACTGCGAGGAACTTTTGTACGCAGCATGAAATCAAAGATGTGACCTTGATCAAGTCGCTCCTGAATGAACTCTCTTACATCCTTGCCATGCAGCATAGCAGCTTCTGCAGCCATTGGAATCACTAGACCGCCTTGATTTTGATGCCAACCCAAGTCTTCATACTGATATGCACCCTTGCGTTTGACCTTACCGTTTGTGTATACAGCAATGTAATTGTTAACATCACGAATGTACATGTTCTGATAATCCACGAATTCTAACTCAAGCTTTACATCCTTTTGCCATTGCGAACAAATTTCATTGTACTGCTCTTCACTATCTCGTGTCATAGCTACAGTCAAACCGTCAGTATTTAGCTGCACAAGTTTAAGCTTTGGAATCTGCAATAAACGATCTGCAAGCATCAATAATGACAATTGACCGTTAATAGTAATTGACATTGTAAACTTTGGATCATAGAACACAGAGTATTTATCATTGCTCTTACCGTATGTACCATTCAATGCAAGTTTAAGCATTGCATTCTCAGGAGTATTCTTAGCATAGGATTTGCGCTGCTCGTACATGTCTTGATAAATAACGCAAAACTCTGCACCTAAATGCTCAGGATAAATCTTATTTGAAATAGCAATATTAGGATACATCGAACTTACATCAGCATCACGAACCATGTAGGTTTTACCAGCACTAACAATCTTTTCAGTCAACGATGCATGTACACCACCTACACCAAAGTCAATGCGATAACCGTCTACAAGCACGTTTAGTGTCTCAGCAATACGGTAGCATCCCCAATATGATTTCTTGGGTACTCTGACCTTCTTGCGCTTCTTAGTAAGGTCTGGACAACCATCAGCATCCAATGGATATTCCATTACGTGTTCACCATTGGCATCAAACAGATATTCTGTAGCCTTGAGTTCTTCTACTTCAATCCAACCCAATGGATGTTCATTCTTGAATTCATCAGTATCTCTTTCAGTTGGAGCGCCTTTGAACTTCTTGCGCTTTACCGTAAGGTTTGAATATTTAGCCACTAACCCTAGATTATGCTCTTCAATGTCTGAAAAAACACCCTTTGTCTCAGTTATCACCTGCTTGGAAAACCAGTCATAAACAGCTTGGAATTCTGGACGATCAAACTTGTAATAACTAAACAGACAGTCTTTAATCGCAATCTTGTCTCGCTTGGTTTGCATCATGACTTTCTTACCGTCTTTGAACTTGTGTAGCTTTACACCTGATTCTTCAAGCTTCATTTGAAAGAATTCTGCACCAATCTTTGTATCGTCAGCATTGGTAAAGTCACGACCAAGCTTAATACTCAGGTTGTCCCTGAATTCAATCTGAGTGAGAGACTTCAAATAAAACGCAAGAGTACAGCGTACATCGTGCATGTTATAGGTTTTGAGCTTGTCGATTTCAGCATCGGTCAACTCAGCATCTACAGCATAAGGTAGGTCTTCAATGTTATCCATACGCATGTTGAATTCCAGCATCTTTAGACCAGTGGCTTTTGCTTTGTTATTAAAGTGATGAATCCGGTACAAGTCAACTTGTGGAATGATTTGTTCGTCAGCTTTGATGCTGTGACCAAAGCCATTATCCTTGAAGGAATCAATCTGCTTTTGTGCAAGCTTGTGTACATCAACAGCAACTTGCTTGCCTGTTTTGGAAAGCCAACGACTGCGAGTTGTAAGTACTTCGTGCAAGATCGGATAGTCGAATCCTACGTTATTAAAGCCTACCAAACGACCAGCAGTAGCCTCAATGTGATCAACGCAAGCGTAGATGCGCTCAAGTTCATTTGTGCGGTTAGAAACCTCAAATACTCGTGCGTGTTTACCATCTGCACGAATGACAGCAAACGTAAATGCAGACTTGTACGTTTCAAGGTCATAAATCCAGTCTCTTGTCAAATCCATTTATACTTCTCCAATAAAGAAAACCTAGAGTCTATCACAACTCTAGGTCTACGTCAAGCTTTAGTTGTTATTGTTCAACCAATCATCTAAGTTGTGCAATGTGTGAGTATCGTTGTCATAGTACACGTTACCAGCAGGTCCAGTCAATCCACAAATACGATTCTTACTCAGTACAACTTTGGTTGTATTACGTTCAGTTGCATCTTCTGCGTATTTATTTCGACTTAGCAAAATGTTAGCTGAAGCTGATTTAATAATAGTAGAACTACCTTGAATTTCTTCTTCAGTAAATGAACCACCTTGTGAAGAGTTCTGTACTCCAGAAGCTGACTTACGAACGTGATTAATAAAAATCAACGTTACGTTATGACTCTTGATGATACCTTTGGACCATTTCATAAACAATGCTTGGTCTTCATTGGATAAACCATCTAGAATATCCTGTAAAGGGTCAAGCACAATGATTCTGCAACCGCATGATACCACAAGCTCTTCTACTGTATCTTGAATCTCTTCGATTGTACCATCACGGTTATCTAAGAGATAGAATCGGTGTTGACCGTCTTCATTGTAGAAAAGTTCATTTGCTTTATCACGTACTTTATCAGACTCCAACAAATCCTTCTTTGCATCGTCATCTTGAATCAAAGATAGTTTACGACTTAGATGCCTACCGAGTAACGTTTCACCGTATTGACCTGAATCTAATTCCATTGAAACAATACCGATTTTATGCGGTGAGTTAAAAATCCAATGATAAATCATTTCGTTAACAAACGATGTTTTACCAAGACCTGTACCTGCAGCAATGTTGATAATATGACCTAGTGGTAAACCACCGACAAGCATTTCATTCAATGTATTCATGAATGGTGGAAACGGTACTTTTGGTACTGTAGCTTGGGCTAAGATTTTATCGTATAGTTCACCACTACCTAATACACCTACAGGAGTGTAGCGTTTAGCTTCATAGAAGTTACGAATAAATTCATCTTGCTTACCTTCTTCAAGATAAGTATTTGGGTCTTTATATCGCATGTGCATAACCTTAACTTTACCTTTTGGTAAAGCTTTGACTACATCTTCTGTTGCTTCTTTACCAGCTTTATCATTGTCATAACACACGATGATTTGATCAAAGGTGTCAAAGAAACGATATTGTGCTGCAATTTGTTTGTGTGAGTTAGCACCTGTAGTTGGACTAACAACTGCAGTTTCAAAATCACCACGACTCTTGTTGTACTCTGAAAGCATTTGATATGCAGACAAAGCATCAAGTTCACCTTCAGTTATCAATACATATTTTCCACCACGGTTAAATTTAAACTGCATGAACAATTCGCAGTCAGCACCTGTGCGACCTTTGGAATAAAAGTTCTTTGGTACTTCACGGATTTTATATCCTACAATTTGACCATCTTGTGTAGCTGGATAGTATTGCTCTTCCACTTCACCATCATCGTCATAGGCATACCGTACACCAAAAGGTTTTGTAGTTTCATCTTTTAGTCCACGAAAACCTTTACCAGCTACACCAGTTACAGATTTAATCTCTGCATTTTCATCTGGTGTCATAGCAGGTTTACCACTAGGTTTAACTTCCATACTTTTTTCTTCCTTTGCTATTGATGATCTTACTCGGGTTGTCTTCTTGGAATTTTGTTCCTTGAATTCATCCGAAGGTACAGTATGTTCACAGACAAAGCAATGCGAAGAACCACCTTCATACACTGCTTTACCATCAGACGATCCGCACTCTTCACAATTAGTGTGCTTAACGAAATTTGCCAATTCTACTCCTTATTTATTTTCTGTGCGAAGTTCGTTCCAGATTTTGATAGCTTCATCATAACCTTGACAGTTATCAACACCTGCTGCTTCTAAAGCATCAGAAAACAAAGCTTGTGATTGTAATTCTTTATATTCAATAGCACAAACTTTAATGTATTTTCCTTCTTCAATCATTTTTTACTCCTTATTCATTTTTCAGTAACCAAGAATTTGAGATTGCCTTAAAGCTGCGGTCATGCACCGTGTTGCTCTTAAACACTACGCCTTCACGGTTACTTACGTTGATAAAAGACCTACCCTGTGCGAAATCTAGTATAGATGGAATAGTTTCGTTCTCAAGTCCAATAGCTTCACACAAAATAGGTACATGTTTTAGTCCCAAACGTTCACACGCTGCTTTAAGCTGTACAGGCAAAATGTATTGCCCTGTGTGAGTATTGTACATGTCGTAAACGTAGAAGTCAAGCTGTGTTTTGTACTGATTTCCTTGGATACCTTCACCGATCATTTCACCTTGAATTGCCATACCCTTCATAAAGTTACGGCGCATGATATCTTCAATTTGAAACTTACGTGCTACTTTCCAGAACGAATTTGCTTCATCTTCTTTCAGGTCCAAGTTACGTGAGCATACATGGAATACATCTTCGTCATCCAGATAGAATGTGCAAGATGAACCATCAAGTTTTTCTGTGATTGACCAAGTATCAAGTTTGTACTGCTCGAAAGATCGTGTAAGGTTTTGAATACGCTCTTGATCAGTCTTTGGTACTAGCGTAGGGAAATTACCTCGTGCCATACCAGCGAGTTGAGCATTCATTGGGCGTTCCCATTTGAGGATACCCAAGAATTCGGTAACATCAGTGCCTTCTTCAACAACTTCTTCTTTATCACCAAGTACAACCATATCTAACAGACCACAGAATTGTTCGTGTCGTTGTTCAACAGGTAGTAGCAAACCTTGTGAGATTTGACCACGCAGTTTTACTGTACGTAGGCGTTCACCTTTTACACCTTCAAATTCACGAGGCTCTTTACCTTTGGATAGGAATGGTGCAAGTTCTGTTGGAACCCAAGAATCAATTTCTAGGTACACCGCAAGCGAATCAATTGCAAACTCACCCTTCTTTACTACAACTTTCCAGCCATCGACTACAGCGATTTCAATAGCATCTGCACCTTCGATGGGTTCAATTGCTGCAATCTTACGAATCGTTGCTAATTTACGTTCTGTCATTTGTTTCTCCTTTTCTGTTTCCGGCATTATATCACAAATCGTCTTTATGCCGGATACCAACCAGTACTGGAAAGCGAGGTACATTATAACCTGTTCCAACGTCAAAATACTTAACTTTTGCAAGTTGACCCATCAATGTTTCCCTACGTTCCCACAAGTCTGTACGAATAGCATCAGTCATACCGCTACCACAACTGAATGTATCGCCTTTAGAGGTACGTAGAATCAACGAT